GTTGTTTCGTCAAATACTGCGGTATTAAATGTCTTATTACCTCTAATTAAATCACGAATATCATTATCAATATTATGAGACTTTGGATATGAAACAATATCATATCTGTACTCATCAATTCTAATCATTGGATTAGGTGCACCGATAAATCTTAATAAGAATTTTATCGAACTACGGGTACCTTTTGATTTGTATATGTAAGCTAAATTAACAAGAATTCTTCTGTAGAATTCATACTCTGCATCCACTAATGTTTTACCAATAGTTAATCCTGAGTATTGTACATCATTACGAGTGTATAAAATTTCATCTAAATCTTTTTCATCAAATAACTTGATTGTGTTAAGACCTAAATTATTTGCTAAATTTTTAAGAAGTAAATCAGGTAAGTTATTAATACCATCATAACTTACATTTCTCATGTAAGCGATGTTATCAATATATTTTTTTACCTTATCGAAAGCCTGTCCATATAATTGAAATAATGCTTCCGCTTTTTTATCTTCACTATCAAACTCAAATAATTGAGGTGCTGACATGAATCTAACAAATAAGTTAGATTTATAATCATCAATTTCCTCAGCAACATCACTTAAACCTGATGTATAAGAATCAAACGCTAAACCAATAACTTGTAAGTTCCATCCGTCTTTTGCAACCGGCCAAATATATTCTACAGTAATTAAATCTGTTTTACTTCCACCAGATGTATCTCTTGGGACTCTAAATGACGCTCTATATTTTGGACTTGTCTCTCTGTTAAGTAATATTTCTTCTAAATCATCAAGACCACTGAAGAACTCTTCAGTTAAACCATTGTTTGGTCTAATAATAAAACTTTGGTCGTATGTCGTACCTGTAAAAGGTTTTCCACTAACAGTTAACGTAACAATATTATTTACGTCTGGTTGTTCGTAATCTATAATATCATACGTCACACCACTTATTTCAACAACATATTTTTTAAATGATGAATAGAAATTTCTAAGTGGGTTAGTCGTTTCTGGTGTTATGTTACTGTTTGGAGCTTGATATGAAATATCAAACGTATTGTAAAACATACCTGTTTCAATGTTGAACTCGGTTGTTTTTGTTGATACGTCGTATGTAACATTGTATGCAGTCTTACCGCTAATACTTGATGAACTATCTTTGTCCACCATAATACCTGCCGGGTATTTTTCAATTATATTACCAATTGAGGCTGATATTCTTGATTTTAAAGAACCGAATAACGATTTTCCTGCATCATCCTTAGCCCCTCTAAATGAGATTGACTTCTTTTTTTCTGATTTTGTTTGTGTTGTCTGTGAATCCTTCTCTTCCGATTTTAAATCGTCCAAAGTTAAAAACTCCGAAAACGGAGTTGTTCTGAATTTTTTACTATCTTTTTCTGGAATTAACTTATCAAGGGCGAAGTTCGTATTAGTCAATTGACTGCTACCATCGGTGATTTGACCACCGACTAAACTATCGCTGAATGTTTCAGCACCTGAAGCAGCCTGACTTGGAACTTTCCTTCTTGCCATTATTGTGTAATATCATCAAAGTTTAATGTCTCATCAATATCTGTTCTACCTTCTCTAACTTCGTATAATGTTTCGTTAAATTGATCTTTAACCTCATATAAGTTATATTGTTTGTAGATACGATTTTCTTTATCATAGATTGTGTAAATACCCGGAGTAACCGCCTTAGTTTGGTTACCGTATAGAGCATTTGCCAATGTTGACGAATCGTGTTCAACCATTTCAACTTCGATTGTTGTCGGATTAAAATATGTGTTTGACAAAATAATGGTTTGGCCTTGTTGACCAATAAAAGGAACGGTATTTGGTTTATTTGATGGTGCAGAGGACGGTGTGAGTGTTAAAAATAACATACTTGTTGACGCATCTGAATATTGGTATCTTTTTGCTTTTGAACTTGTACTTGTCAAATTTGAAACAATTGGTGTACAATAAAAAGATGAAGTCACCACTCTATAAAAATTTGGAGTCTTTTTGTTATCGGTTGGGTTGATATATTCTATTCTATATCCCACAAGTCCTTGTGGTGTAAATTTATTTCTATCAGCTGAGTCCACGTTACTTAAATCAATGACGATTCCTCTAACCGATGGTAACGCAGCTAACACTCCACAATCTGCAATTGTAGTTCTTACTTGTTTTGGTCTAATATGAAGTGTGTAAACCCCTAAATCGGTAAAATCTGCAGCATTTAATTTTAAGTTATATAATCCACCCAAAACCTCAACATTTTTTGTTCCTCCTGTATCATCGTTGTGAAAAACAGGTGTTAAAATTGTTTTTGCATCAAGTTTTTTTAATGTAACCGCGGACGATACTAGTCTATCTGCCGAATGGTGATAGAATATATCCACATCATCTGGTGATACATCCGCTGGTCTAACAATTCCGTAACTTCCTACTGCCATAAACTTTTATTAATAAATATAATTTTTATTGTTTTCTCACTTTAAAATAACCATTTCCGTAAATATCTAATTCACCAACTGAGTCTACCTCTCCAAGTCTATGTGTTTTTTCTAAAACTCCCTGTTTTCCTCTCTCTACGAAAATGTCGGAATAGATTGATGGCTCATCAACAAAACCAAGAAAATGTTCATTTCTTGTTAATGCTTCATTGAAAACTTCCTCTCTTGTAAATCCTGTAGTTGTACCGGTGATTAATGTAGTTCCGTCAGGATAGTCAACGTATTGTTGAGTTACCATAATAGGTGTGGTTCCAACATAACTACCTGTATAAGTAAACGTATAACCTGTTGTATCACCACTATATGTGAACGATGAACTATTAATACCTCCTCCATATATATTAAAATCCGTTATTTTACTTTTTCCAAACGCCATATATTGGAAAGTCGTTGAGATTGGTTTACCGTCTTTATCTACTACCGGGTTTCCGTTTTTATCTAAAGCTGGCCCGTAATAATCGGTATAATCTAAATTATTCAAATAATCTAATGTTTGACCTGTGGTTCCTGTTGACGGTGTGGTGTATGGTACCGTTATACCCGTAATTGAACCTAAAATGTTTTGAGGTGTTCCACTAAATTGGGGAATTGTAATATTTTTACTAATCTTTTCTCTGTTCCATGGAGAATTTAAAGACAATGAAATTGTATATGTATTTGGTGTTGTTGGGTATGTATACGATGCGGTTGGGAAATTTGTACCTATAACACCATTATTAATCGCCAATGACGATGTTGCATTATTGTGACCCCAATAAACTTTATATTCTTGGTCAATGATATTTCTAAGTTTATCAGGATTGGTTGTGCTGAATACTTTTACAAATGAACCTGTTTGGGTATAATGAAAGTTAACCAATTGTTCGATTTGTTCCATGTATGATTCCCCATTAACATCATCAATCCCAACCATAACTCCCATTTCATCAAGTGAACCATCTAAAAATAATGGGAATTGGTATGAACCGTAAACACTACCACTTATATCGTATTCCGTTGCACCTGTTATTTTTGTCCATGATGTCCCTCCCCATTTGTAATAACCTTTTGCAACACTTCCTGTCACATTATCTACAATGTCATTTATGTTTGGTCCTATATAGACACTACCAGAATGGTTACTTCCTGACCAAGGAACTAAACTTCCATAAGAATCTAACCAAGTTTGACCAGTCAATGAAGCGAGTTCAACTTGTTGTACATTCTTTCTTAAAATTTCGTATCTATCTTTTTTCATTAAATATTATATCATGTCTGTTGATGTGGCGGAACCTCCTTCAAACTCATATGTGCAATTTCTATTAACAACATATGTAAAGTTTGATCTATCAATAGTAACGCAATAGTACATATCGTTAGGTTCAATAATCTGTCCGCCTGAATTATTTTTTTCAAAAAACTCTATTGGTCTTATGCTTTTCCCATATCTACCTTCGTCTAAATCAATATCAACATCTGAATTAGTTACAAAATCAGTTATTTCACCATTTTCAGCGTTGAAAAATTTTGCGGTCATGTGAAACACATTTCCAATTAAGTTTGACTCTTCGAATGGTGAATCATCTTGAAACCAAAATATATATAAGTTTTCTGAGTTTTTGTAGTTCGTACCCATGAAAACAGGTTTGTATATTTTTACATCTGTTGCACCCGTTATAATGTTAAATTCATTTAGTTCTTCTTTGTAAAAATTATATTGTTCACCAGATGTTAACGGTAAATTTTTTGTGAAAACTAATCTTCTATTTGCTCTTGTTGGGATTTCTCCGCAGGGTGTTTTATAAAACTCTAATCTAAAAAAACTC